CCATCACAAACCTCTTGGGATGGCAAAATTTCACCCGAACAGACTCCTACGGTGTAGTTCCCAGACGCGCGGCGGCCGTACCACTGGCCAGCGTTGCAGACCTGGGTACCGGGAACACAAACCCCAACATTCAAGGTGCCTTCCGGCCCTGTGTAGCATTCTCTCGTAAGTCTCTCATCTATCAAGACATCACAATCTTCATCAAAGTTGTTGCAAAGTTCAGGCTCAACAGCCAATCCCATTATCGGATCACACTGACCTGTCTGAGAAAGCTCTGGAACCCAATGGCACGCAGCGTAGCATTCGGTCATCTGAGTTACTTCGCAATCTTCATTCACACATTCACAAGTCTTAAAACCCATTCCACATAATAATGGCGGCTCCATACAAGGAACTAGAGCACCCACCATCTCAGGGGGACATTGACAATTTAGCCCCTCATCTACCAAATCATCACAGTCGTTATCTTCGCCGTCGCATTCCTCGTCAACAGGACGCTGCGCAGTGCAACCAATCCAGTTTCCGGAAGCACAAATCTCCAAACCAGCGTTGCAGATAGTTTGACACTCTCTTATAAGCTGCTCATCCGAAGTTCCATCGCAGTCGTTATCTAAACCATCACAGATATCCTCCGGTACGGTTCCGCAGCCATCGCAAGCATTCCTTTGGCCTTCGTCTATTGTTCCGTCACAGTCGTTGTCTTGAAAATCACATATCTCTTCTTCTTCAAAGCAAGTCACACACTCCCCATAGTACAAACGACCTTTATCACACCTAACTTGCTGGGTGCCTGAAGTGCCGTCCACTTCACAATCATAATACATAGTGAAATCCTCGTTAATACCAGGAGGACAATCAAACGCATGGGTACAGTCTGTTTCTTCTATGATCTCTGCGGGTGGGCAACTTGGGTCCCTGTTTCTATCGCAGGGGCTCATGTTCTCGTCACAAATGTCTAGCACTGCATACTTTGCCTGAATCTCCACACCCCTTGGAGGACAATACCAAGTTTGTTGTTGGCAACAGTTTGGGTTACAATCACAAAACCTAACATGTGTATTTGGAAGGTTGGCGCATGGATCGACCCAAGCATCTACAGTAATGTCTGGAATTGTAATAATTTGTACATCAACTATTGTTGAGTCTGGGGTTAGAGTTCTGGTGTTTTCCGCGTCTCTATCTTGACCCCGGATGCTGGTATCTGAACATGAGAATAGTAGTAGAAGAAATGCTAGTTTTTTCATTAGTGCTCCATTTTGTGTTTCATGTAAGATTCTACAGAGTGAGGGAAATGTTGTTTTGCAATTTGAAGACAAGCTTTTGCAACTTGTTGTATCTCCCACTGGGCGCCGTCGTGGCTGCGCAAAGAGACAAACTTCAACAAGTTGTGTAAGTTTACAGTACCGTAATACTGAGTATAAAGATTCTGAGGCAAGACCCCTCTTGCTTGTTCTCTGCACACACCAGATTCAAGCAAAGCTTGGAACAATCTCAAGCTTTCCGTATGGTGTTTTTTTATTTGAATAGACGCAGACGACATGGTTGGTGAACCATCACTATTCGATTCCAAAAGAGGATCACTCAAGTCAGCTGTACTAGCTTGGCGATTAGACTTGTGTTGCTTTCGAAAATTATCAGGCTCATAAAACTGAATATCTACAGAAGTATACCTACGAGATATCTCATTATAAGCCCAAGTGCGATGCCTATGATGCTGGCTCCTAATAAATAAAGGAACGGTAAAGCGAAACGTGATAGCACAATGTTCAAATGGCGAAGAGTGGTTATGGGCCATAAGGTAGTTAATAAGTTTAACATCTTTTTCATCTACTTCTTCTTTTTCCGAACCAAAGGAGACCCGCGCTGCATTAACAACTGACAAATCCGTACCCATATGTGAAATGTATTCAACCGCACCTATGTCATCACCAAAGAGATTAACTCTCATCAGGTCTCCTATATATACCCACTACATAGTTCTCTAAAATCATAAAATGGGTTTTGTCTTTTAGTTTCACTTCTTGTATCATACTTCTGTCTACCACAATCTTATTGCTGTCAATATTGCTATATCTTAGATGCCTGAACTGCTTGTCGCAGTCGTCAGCGATCTGAATTACAGATGCCTCAATGTACTGATCCTGCTCTGGGTTATAGTCTTCCGGCAACAGCACTCCTGTGTTTGTTTCATTTTTTTGAACGTGTGGTACAATTAATAAATGCCTATTAACAGGCTTCAACATTTCGATTTTAGAGTCCATTGATCCTCCCAACTGAGCGCTGGCACTTATTAACATAATCTGTTAATATTTCCATATCTGTCTCTGACTTATATAATCGATATGCCTTAACGGCTAGCCTCATTTCCTGCTTGGATAGCCAACCGTTCTCATCGTATGATTCCCTCAAATCCTTGCGTTGCTCCTTAAAGGGTTCCATTGCATCCTCAATGGCGACGAATGTTTTGATGTAATTTGCAAGATGTTCTTCTTTAGTTAGTAATTTATCATTGTTGGAACTCATTGTTTACTCCTTTATTGTTTCCTTTAACTATATTAATATATTTTTTTACAAAAGTCAAGTACTTTGTGCTTTTTTGTGTGCATTTACGTTCTTTTCATTGTGGTGAATAAAGTGAAGATTCCATTCTGGCATACCCGATAAGAATTCGTATTTCTTCCTTCCGGTCATTTCTTTCCACTGAAGTGCACCGTTGTCTGCCTTCGGGTATACGCCAGTGCCAATCTTCCAGGTAACTTTTGTACTGTTTCTGAGAAGCTTCTTTGCCCTCTTATTTAAGGGATAGATATACCTGAACATTTTACCCTTGATCTTCCTCATCCCTATATACTTCATGTACTCTGGTGTTAGCCAGAATACTTGCTCTTTTGGAAGTTTTGTATTATTTTCTTTTGCGAGTCTTACCTTCTCGTCATGCTTGTCCTTGAACTCCTGATCAAAACCGCTCAACCTTTCATCGTAGTGCCAAAGCCAATTATCTTTGCACAGCTTTCTAGTTGTTCTAGGGTGCACCTTTTCTCCATCTCGGGATATATAACTATCTGTCCAGTATTCGCCGCCGTAGTAAAAATTAGCTGCTTGGTACACATAGCCGCACTTTCCCATTATACCATCTGCTAAAGTATACAGAAACTTAACGTCAGGACAGTTATCCTTGATCCAGCGGACAACTTGAGATATCATCTGAGTCTCCGAGTTCTTTGGTTCAGAGTCAAGCATGCACATCTTTCCTATTTCATAGTAATCCTTTGATTCAAACTCTGGGCCTAGAATCTTTTGTATTGTGTGTACTGGTCTAGTGCCCCAGCCTAAAGTAATTACGCCAACTAGATCCTCTTGTTTGTAGACGCCTAGCCAGTGTTTCGTTAATTTTGGCATTACAGGTGAATAATGGTTGGCCTGCACAAGTTCCGTGGCCTCTTTTCTAGAGATTTTTCTGATTTCGTACTTCTTAGACAAAGTAACTCCTTTTGTTTATTGTTGTGCTTATATTATACTATATATGAGAGAAATTGTAAAGAAAAAAACAGAGCCCAAGGCAGGATTCGAACCTGCAGCTTCCTCACTGGGAGTGGGGCACCCATTCCTATAGGGTCTCTTGGGCTAAAGGATCCTCGGGGTGAGAATCCGTAATGTCAGCAGTCTGTATACCCTAGCTTCCTGTCAAAGTTTTTTACAAAATAGTCTATCATGGCTTTCTTGGTCTGCGGACAAATTGCATCTGGAATATTCCCCATACGAGCATCAGTCTCAGTGGCACCCAAGCACATGAACAGAACTGCGAAGGCTGATAGTTGGCGCTCGGTCATCTTTCTCATATGCTTTGCATAGAAGGGGTGTTCTGTGTTTATTTTTAATTCACCAGCTGGTGTAACTCTATATATAGGATCTGTTCCGAAAGCATCTACTGTCAAGTTCGAAACAAAAGGACGATTCTTTTGCTGTCCGGCGTATTTGCCGGTCAAATTATAGGTCCTGCCTGGCTTAGAGCCGGCGCCCTGCTTTGGTCGGATTGCATCAATGTTTGATACAATCGAAACCTCCTTCTCAATCTTCTGGACCGTTTTCTTGTTGGTTGCTGCGGATGTATTACTGGCCTTTCTGCGTTGTTGCTGAACCAGTGGTTTCAGAAACTCATAGATTGAATCAGCTACGGACTGGTTAATCACCAAATCATCCTTTGCATTATCAATGCCCATTAAGTCATCACTCTCTGCAGTGAACTCGATCATAATCCTTGACTTGCTATCATTTTGTCTTTTTGTAGTTACCTCTCCCTCTGGGATGCCCTTTTCCCCAAACCAGAATGGTGTTTCAGTAACAAGTACGCCCTCTCTGCGAGCATATATGCCGGCATTAGCCTGGTTGTTCTTGTCGATGCCGTCAAGATTAGGCACACCGCTTAGGTCATAGAATGTCACAGTGCAGATCTTTCTTCCCCCGATCATGATGTCCTTTGATTCAAGTTGCACGTTCACATTACGCGACATGACTGGACACTTTCCTTCAACCTCATCTCCGTTAACGTAAATTCTGATTCTCTTCTTAAGAATATCAGAGTAGTATCTGTAGCCTAGTCTGCTCTTAATCGAAGACACAGCACTGGTCTTGGTAATTTGGCGAGACGGCAGGGGGTTGGTTAAACGAATAGTCGTTCCTGGGTCAACAATGTCCTGACTATTCCAAAGACCGTTCTCCTTCTGCGTCAAGGGCTCTGATATTGAGTGCCACTTATCAAGCTTTTTGACCTCGGCCATATCATACTTTCTCTTATACAGTTCTCCGGGGGCCGGTGATGTAAAAGTTTCCTTCTTGTCGAAGTGAACTAGTGAGTACAGGGTACCCCCGAGTCCGTACTTTCCGTGCTCTCCAGGCTGGGTATCTGCGCGGGGGGCTTCTTGATCCCTTCCGATTGCGAAAGAACCCTCAAGCAGGTCGTGAGTCATACCTATACCATTGTCTGAGACGATAATTTCATTCACTTTAGTGTTCTTGTCATTTGATTCTCCAACGATGATAACGTTGAAGACAGACGCTTGCGCATCCAGCGAGTTGTCTAACAGTTCACACACCATGTGCTTTAGGGCCTTTGATTTGCTCCGCAGAGAATTAACTGCCTGATATGTAAACGGGTGTTCGGTTACGGTAGGTTGAACATTTTTTTGTTGGGTGTTCACCAACTTTGGTTGATTTTGCATATTTTTTCTCCTTTTATATCTCCAAAGACTTTTGCTCCAGAGTAATGCTTTCTTTTAAATCATGAACCAAGTGCTATACCCAATTCATATTAATAATATACCAAATGTTTTTGTAAAAGTAAAGTACTTTTTTAACTTTTTTTAAACAAACTTAACTTCACATGCTCCGCCGGCGCAAGCTACTTCGCCTTTTAAGTCTGTGTTGTCCTCTTCTTCGTTAATTTTTGTGAGGTCTATGTTTTTTAAAGAGTCGATAAGAGCTTCGTATGTCTCTTTTGAACAGTCCTCAAATGGCGCTTGCTTGTAAGTGTGATCGGAAAATGGAAGAACCGATAAGCCGTTGTAGCTGCTTCTATTTTCCCACATCCACTCTCCAACATCAGCCCATTCGGCGTCTTTAATAGAGATCGTTGCAGAGATGTTGTGAGTATTTTGCCCTTTTCTGAATCCAGGCTTGACCCATTCGTCTGTTACGTGTCTCACTCTCCTCAAAAGCTGCAGTGCAGATTCTGTTCTCAAGATAGAGCCTTCTGGTGCTTTTTGCGGAATAGAGATTACAGCTGTGGTGTGGGGGCTGAAATATTCATCCTCCACAAGTTCAGGATGGTTGGTTTCCAAGTATCCATAAATCGGCTCGTTCTTGCCGACGCGGATTCTTCTGATATAATAATCATTGTGCCAAGCGTGAATACCAGAAGATGTACCGAGTGTAAGCGATGTTGTCCCAGCAGGCTTGACGCATGTAGTTCTTGCTGCTGGCTTAATTCCTAGAAGTTCCGCTGCTCTAGAATTTTCATCTTTTACGCATCTTGCAGCTTCTTTCATATCAAGTTGCAACACAGCGCCAGAAGCAATACCAGTCATCGATACACCAATAAGTGCATCTTTTTCTGTCGTTCTTCTCCAAATGTCTCGGAGATAGTGAAAGTCTGTGTAGCTAGCCTGCAGGGTTCCAATAAAGGCTGCAGCCTTGACCCTATCATTTAGGTCTTCTTGTGAATCAACGTTAGATACGTTAACCTCTGTAAGATTGCAAAATTGGTAAGGTCGTAAACCAATCTCACAACAAGGGTTTGTTCCCCAGTCTTTATCATTTGAAAAATAAAAACCTGGCTCTCCTGCCCCTGAAGCTTTTACTCTGTCCCATAGATTCATAAAATATTCTTTATCAATCTTGTGACGTAATAATACAACAGAGTTGTTGGCCCTACCTCGTTGTGGATTGGTTTCCCACCAATTACCTGTTTTTGCAGCGATCATATCCTCGTCATCGGCCGAGAACAAAGAAATCAGAGCAGCCCTACGGATACCACCTGCCAGCACAGCGTCTGCTATATGACAAATCATATCGTGTACTTCAATTGGCTTTAGCTTATCTCCATTTTCCTTCTGCGAGAGCATTCCCTCTAATTTTACCAGGCACTCACGCAGGGGTTGAGGTCCTGGGGCCTTGCCTCCAGAAGTAATGAGAGCAGCACCCTTCGGGCGAATATCTGAATAGTCAAATCGTAGTCTTGATCCTCCGTAAAAATAAGATTTTACCAGGGCCTGAACTGCGTCGGCCCAACCTTCAATTGAATCGTTAACAAGAAATCGTCGAGTCCTATTCATATTAGGGCGCGTGACTTCTGGTAGTTTCTCTACATGATGCTTTTGCACTGAGTACCCAACACCTGTTCCTCCGAGGAGAAGAAACATGGCCTCGCTAAAACAACGCCAGTCATCAGCAGGCATAAAAGCGCAGTTAAAAATTCTATTTGGAGCTACCTCAATCGGCTTGCCGCCAAACTGCATTGAACGCATTGACGGCAACACTTTCTTATCGAAAACCATTTTATAAGCTTTTCTGATTTGAAGTTCCAGTTCTGGAAACTTCTTGAGATGCATATTCATATTTCTTGTAACAAGCTCATCCCAAGTTTCTCTTCTTTTCTCTTCCTCTAGATACCTAGCGTACTTCAT